CTCGTTGACGAGACTGGCCGCCGCTTGGCGGCGGTCCTGCCCAACGAGCGCCATGCGGGGAAGATGCAGATCGTAGTCTGCGCCCCGCGGTCGGTTCGCATCATCAGAGAGAAGGCGCTGCCATGACCAAGGACACCGTGGAAGACATCGCTGGCCGCCTGCGCGAGGCGAGCAAGTGCATCAAGTACGACCTTGACCACATCCGGCTTCTGTCCGAGGCGTATGCGTGCATGACCCAGATGCAGCGCGAGCACTATGAGCGCCTGCAGGCCATGATCGCAGCAGGGCTGCAGCTCCGTCGTCTCACGACCGAGCTTGAGGCCCTGCGCCGCGAGCTCGACGAGCTCCGCGCCATCGGGCTAGGGGCGACGCCATGAGATATCTATCGGTGTGCTCCGGCATTGAGGCTGCGTCGGTTGCTTGGCATCATCTCGGCTGGGAGCCCGTGGGCTTCAGCGAGATTGAGTCGTTTCCTGCTGCGGTGCTAAAGCACCGCTTTCCGCACGTTCCCAACTACGGGGACATGACCAAGTTCGAGGAGTGGCCCATTGAGCCAGGAACAGTTGACCTTCTGGTCGGAGGAACACCCTGCCAGTCCTTCAGCGTCGCAGGACTCCGCAAGGGACTTGAAGATCCCCGCGGCAACCTTATGCTCACCTACCTTGCGATTGCTGCTCGGCTCCAGCCTCGATGGATTGTCTGGGAAAACGTTCCCGGTGTCCTGTCATCCAACGGAGGACGGGACTTTGGCACCTTCCTCGGGGCGCTGGGCGAACTCCGGTATGGGTGGGCCTACCGAGTGCTGGACGCTCAATACGTGCGAGTGGGGCGATGGCCCCGAGCCGTCCCGCAGCGCAGGCGACGTGTCTTCGTTGTCGGATGTCTTGCAGACGGGACCGCTGCCGCCGAGGTTCTCGCTCTCGAAGAAGGCCTGCGAAGGCATATTGAGGCGCAGTCAAAGAAGGGCAAAAACACTGCCTCCGATGCTGAAGGCGGCGCTCGAGGCGGTTGCTGGTGGGACGGCGGCCAAGTAAGCCAGACGCTTGATGCGGTGCTGTCCAAGGGACAGACCATGCCTGAGAAGAACCGTTTCCCTGCGGTGTTGCAGCCGACCGAAGTATCCGGCACCATCGCCGCCCGATTCGGACAGAGTCGAAACAACCACGAGGAGTGCGTAGTGCAGCCGACCGCAGGGACGCTTGGCAACCGTGGTTTGCGGTCGCACACGGAACTAGATGGACATGGCGCGTACATCCCCGTGCCATACACCAAGTCCAAGCGCGCCCAGTCCGTGACCGATGACGAGACCTGGGTGGATGGGCAGGTCAACCCCACGCTCTCGCTGTTTGATCAGGGTGACACGCGAGCGACTACGGTGGCGGTGGCGCAGGCTATGACCGTGCGTCGATTGTCGCCGCGTGAGTGCGAGAGGCTCCAGGGCTTTCCGGACGACTGGACCCTGATCCCGTGGCGCAAGAAGCCTGCCGAGGATTGCCCGGACGGGCCGCGGTACAAGGCTCTCGGTAACAGCATGGCCTGCAACTGCATGGCCTGGATCGGGGAGCGGATCGCCGCATATGAGGCGACGCCATGAACGCCGACTACGCCATCTACCTCCTGCGCCGGCGTGCCGACGAGCGTGCCGCCGCTGCCGAGCGCACGCCGCCGCGGCACCACGAGTTTGCCGAACACTGTCGCGCCGAGGCGCGGTTCTTCGACGGCGTCGCTGACTGCATCGAGCAGCTCCAGCGCGAAGCCGCCGAGGAACGAACGAGCCGTGTATTGGAGAAGGCGGGGGCCGGGGGCGTTCTCCGGCCCCTGCCCGCCATACTCAAGGGAATCCTATGACCCGAGACATCGTCAACCGCCTGCGAACGAACCGCGACTGCCTTGCGCCGTGCCTGATGGACGAAGCCGCCGATGAGATTGTGCGCCTTGAGCGCGTCATGCTCGACCTGATTGCCGAGCGCGACGAGGCGAGGCGGGAAATCGCTCATCGCGTGTTCGTTTCTGGCGGATTGCGCCCGGCGGAGCTTGCGGAATCGCGTGGCTGGGACCTGTTCAAGGAGGACGGCAAGTGAGCGACTCCGGCGACGAGCACAAGCACCGCGACATCCTTGAGCGCCTTGATCTGTACTGGCCCGGCATGGGCGAGATGGCGCTCGAGGAGCGCCGCGAGGCCGCACGCGAGATTCGCGCCCTGCGCGACGAGGTACGCCGGCTGCGGGCGTTGCTGCCCGCCAAGATCTCGCGCATCCTCTACGAAGGTGAGGGGTGACATGCCGCGCAGGAGGGAGCCGGATGACACCGATATCGTCGAGCGCATCGAGTCGCTCGAGTGCCCGGACCGCCTGCACCTCGACGCACGCGACGAGATCGTGCGCCAGCGCGGGGAGATGGCGTCCATGATGCGCGACCTGCGAGCCTGCACCCAAGAGCGCCTGTTCCTCCTCAACCACAAGATGCGCCGTGATTGAGTTCCATGTCCCTGGAGCCGCCGCCCCGCAAGGTTCGAAGCGCCCCATCAAGCTCCGCAACGGCCGCGTAGTCCTGCTCGAGAGCTCGGCGCGGGTCAAGCCCTACCGGGCCGTGGTGGCACTTGCAGCGCGCCAGGCTTGGTCGGGTGCCCCGGCTGCGGGCGAGGTCACCCTCGACGTCGCCTTTACGTTCCTGCGCCCTAAAAGCCACCTGACGCGGTCAGGCGCGATCCGGGCAGGCGCGCCGGCGGCACCGGGTCGGCCGGACCTCGACAAGCTCCTTCGGGCCGTCGGGGACGCCCTCACCGGGATCGTGTACGCGGACGATTCGCAGGTGACTGGTTTGATCGCCACCAAGGCCTACGGGACCTCGGCCGGCACCCGGATTCGTGTCTGGGCCGCAGATATCGCTTGACGGGAATGCTACCCGCCTGTATAGTCCGCATGGGGTCGGGCGCGTTGCCCGGTCCCGCATTCACGAGAGGAGACTCATATGGAACTTGCACGAATTGGTCAGGCGCAGCTTGACCCCATGACGGTGGCACAGGTGTTCAAGGCATCGGGAATGTTTCCCGATATCCAGTCCGAGGCGGCGGCGTGCGCCAAGATCATCATCGGTCGCGGGCTTGGTCTGTCCGACTACGACGCCATGACTGGGCTGCACATCATCAAGGGCAAGGCCGTCCTGGCCGCGAACCTGATGGCGGCCTCAATCAAGCGGGCCGGGAAGTACGACTACCGCGCCACATGCTCGGACACCGAGTGCAGCATCGTGTTCTTCGGTCGCACGATGGACGGCAAGTGGGAGGAGATCGGCACCACCGAGTTCACGCTTGAGGATGCACGGCGGGCGCAACTCGGCGGCGACAACTGGCGCAAGTGGCCGAAGGCGATGCTGTTCGCTCGCTGCATCTCTAGCGGGTACAAGCAGCATTGCCCGGATGCGCTCGGTGCCGCTCCCGTATACGTTGAGGCACACGGCGAGACGGAGATCGTTGAGGACGCCCCGCGCAGCCGCGCTGCCCTCCCGGCCCCTGAGGTCGTGGAAGCCACCACGATGCCCCAGGACGCGGCGGCAGTCGCCGACGCCCCGAAGCCCGTCCGCAAGCGCAAGGCCGCGCACGACGCCCCTGCGGCCGCCCCGGCGTCGCCCAACGACATCCCGGTCGCCAAGCCCAAGGACACCTACCCGGACGAGCTCATCGGGACCTTCCGCATCCACGGGGTCGTTCGCCGGGAGGGTCGGGCGCACGCCATCGACGCCACCGGGGAGTTTGGCCGGCTGTGGATCGCCACGACCGTGAACGAGTACGCCCGGCTCTGCGAGCAGGCCACGGATGCCGACCTCACGCTCGACATCGCCCGCGTGGGCAACGCCATGACCATCATGCGCGTCCTGCGCTCAAAGCCCGCCGAGGAGGCCACCCATGTCTGAACCGATCCGCGACTGGAAGGCCACGGCCATCAACGCCCAGCAGGCGCTCGGCAAACTCACCGCCGAGTTTGAGGTCGCCAAGCAGCTCCACGAGCAGCGGGCGGCAATGATCAAGGCCCTGCAGGCCGAGATTCAGGCCCTGAAGGAACAGAACAGCGACTTCTACCGCCGCCTGTACGGCAATCCCGACGCGCTGCACGAGCGGGCGCAGCAAGGCGAGCTCCACCGACCCGAGCAGGTGTTCCGCCAGGGCGGCTGGGTCGAGCGGTAGGATCGCTAGACCATCCTCTCCCCGCCGTCGGCTCCCGCAGGAGGTTGGGACGCCGGCGGCGGGTTGTCTTTCCCAAAGGGCACGAGGCGGTTGAGCGCAGCCTGGCGCTCTTTGCACTTGCATCCCTTGGTCGGCTTGATCCCCACCGCGGC